ACCACAAACCGACGCGGAACAACAAACGGCTTCAGAATCGTTGCCGCATAATTTTTAGAATCAGTATTATTTTCTATCTCTCGGTAAATCACGTTCTGTGTTAAAAATTCCACTTCCGAATATTCATGCCCCTCAGAATCGATGACAGATAGAACTTCCGCGATATCACTTCTTCCAAGCTCAATTCGCAAGAATCGCTCATACGCGCCCACTGCCACCGTCTCTTGAATAATCTGTCCAGACAATACACGACCTTCTGCTTTAATCACATAATAAGTTGGCATACCGGTCGTAGGGTCTACCCTTCCAACCACCACTTCATTAACAGGATTAGTAAAAATAACATCCTCATTTAAAATAAAATTACTACCGCCAGATGTGGCAAATTCGCTTCCCTTCCTTAAAATAGGAATATAGTCCGCGTTCGGCCCAAGGCTCGTTCCGGCAGGAACCAAAATGTAAAATGCCGCAGTCCCCCAAGAAGAAGGATTTCCTCTGAACTTGTACCCTCTTTGCTTCCCGTGCCGAATAATATTGTTATATTCTAAGGCAGTATCAAAGAAAATTTCATTGGCATGATAATCTAAATAAAAAGATAGTATGTCTCCAACATATCCTACAGAATCTAACATCAAGGAACCAAAACTTGCCTCAGAAAAATCCTTGTAAGTGCTGGGATAGTACCGCTTTGCATACTCCACCAAATCACTTCTAATGGAATCAAAATCCCGAGACGTATATTTTACAGGTATAATTTTCTTTGAGGAAACGGCCATTGTTTACAAAGTCCTTTTTATAAATAGGCGGATTATTCAGTTATTTCCAAGGTATCGCTAGTGCCCAAAGGAGTGATAAAATAAACAATTCTAATAAAAACTGCATTTTGATCATCCTCCTTAAAAGAAATTTCTTGTAGATCGAGATATGGCAAATATCTTCTAACCTGTTCTCGTATAGAAGAATCAATTTTCGCATACGTTGACGAATCTTTTTGTTCAAATAATTTATGTCTTATTCCCACCCCGAACAACGGCTCCATAACCCTTTCTCCCTGATTGGTTAAAAGAAGGTTCTTCAAGTTTTGCTTAACCGTTTCTGGATAAGTATCAAGAGAAGTATACCCGGTTCTCTCGTCTCTTGTTAGGGGAATTTTAATTCCAATAGGTGTCGCCATTATTTGTTTTCCTCACATTTGTATGGATTTTCGTTTGATCCCTCGTTAGTATTTGGATTCATTCCACCTCCGACCTCCTTAATCAATTTCTGTACTTCTTGAGGACTGAAAGACATTCCAAGACCCAATAACAAATAAACAATTCCTAATGGAGTAATGGGCGGCCCAAACCAACTTCCTGGCATAAGAGTCGCTGGCTGAAGAGACATAGAAATTGCTCCAACTGGAATTTCAATACAGGCTCCCAATTTTAAAGCAAATGCTATTTTGCTAGCAATCGCAATATTCGGATCTGCAAACTCTGTCAATCCTTTAAATATCTTCATTGGAGTTTCTAAAAACAACTTTAACACCGCTCCAAAATTAATCATGGGAGCCTTAAACAGTCCTTGTAAATTAAAACAACTCATCTGCTCTATTGGGGTTCTGAGCTTTTCTGAAATGCCAGAAGCTCCTCCATATCCCACAAAAGCAGGATCTTGATAGTTCTCTTCAAGCGGGTTTTCTAAACCCCCACCTTCTTCCCGATGCGCAAAAGCGTCAAACAGTGTTTTTAACTGGTCTCTTGTTGGGCCAAAAGCAAATCTAGGAAGCATACTGTTCATATATGTAATATAGGATATGTTAAACAAATTCAACATTGACAACTGTTGCTTTAAAGAAATAACATATCCAAATAAAGTGTTAAACTCATCAGAGTTCAACAATTCTTCTTTTAACTGCCCCAAAATCTCAGAAACCGATTCCTCTCCGTTATAGACTTTTTCAAACTTAATCAAAGGAATAACCATTGTAAAAAGGTTCATAGAAGAATTTTCAATTACCTCTTCGATGTCGAAAATTACATTCTTTCCCCGCAAAAAATCTTTTTTCTCTCTAATCACGCTTTCAAGATTGTTTATTTTATAATCTCCGTATCTCGAATTGTAAACATAGGAAAGTCTAAGTCCTATTTTTTTACGCGCTCTTCTCTCCAGAGATAAGTCACGATTTTCCAGCAATTCATTAGGATCTAAAACAATTACATTCCCATCTTCAACACAATATTGCTCAAAACAAAAAGTTGATTTAAAAATAGAATTGTCAAACATGTTGCGTCGCACTTCTGGGGCAAGGGCCATGCCTTTAATATTTTTATATTCAAAATTTTCCTTCCATCTTAATGAGGAAGTCGTTCCGTATCCCGGTAAAAACTTGGCGATATCAACAAAGGGAAGAGAAAAAATAAACAAATCTTTAAGTGCTCTTAGATCACCGTTCCCTAAAATCTTTTCGTTTATTAATTTTGAAACTTGAATCAACTGTTCGTTCAAGTAATATTTAAACTCGTCTCCTCCAACCGGTCCTTCTTCTTCCTTGTATACTTCTTTAGTCTTTTCTATAAATTTACTTAAATAATTCATTCCGTAATATAACATCAACTCTTGCATATCAATCTTTATATATTCCAAATAGCCGTCATCTAAAGATTCGTTTAAATCAAGCCGAGAAAATACAAAAAGATTTCTTAAACAATAATCAATAGCGTAGGCCCGAAATGTGGTTTTAACAACGCCTTTCATACTAATTTCTGCAAGTTGATCTTTTTTGGGCTTCTCTTTCCCAATATCTTTGCAGAAACCTTTTAAATAATTGTCGACAATTTCTTTTTTAAGATCTTCTAATCCCAAAAGATGAAAATTCATAATTTCTGGAGGAGAGCACGGAGGCGGCTGATGGTTGAATTTAATTTGCGTAATATATGGAATAACAACCTTTTTGCCATCCGGTTCTTCAGAAGAAAGTTTCGTAGTATTCTCTTGAACGTCCACTTCTATGTTAGAAAACAGCACAGAATTTTTTGCCAAAGACGCAACAACTCCTCCGGCCGAATCAACGGCGTAGGGATACGAAATCCCAATTACATCATCTTTTATAACATCCTTTTCAAAGCTTTCTAAACCAACCGCTCCTTCAATCGTTTTATAAGACAATTCTTTAAATAAATTTTCAAACAAATTACTACTATTTGTAGTCAATCGTCTTGTTGCGTCGTCAACCAAAATAGAACCACTAATAGGTCCAAAATTCCCTTGAGAACCATTTCCAGAATTAAATGGAAATTCCAAAGTATAATTTAATTTTCCGATATTAAAAGAATCAAAATAAATTGTATATATTATAGCACCCTCTCCAAAATTTGGATGTTGGGCTATATTTTCAATCGCACGGTCTGACAGAGAGGGGGCGTTAATTCCGGAAGTATTTATAGCTGTTACGCTCGTAGTATTAAAAACCGATGAGTGATCGGGAACGGGGGGCTCACCTATAAGATCTGCTATGGGGTCTTCTGTCGGAGCCTCAACGGCTTGCCCTGAAGATGCTGACATAGGAGCTGCGGGTTGCTGGGAAAGAGATCTCCGATCCCTGTCCTCTATCGTAGCGGCTGCCGCTGCTCCCTGCGCGGCATTAATTTTAGCTAATAATTTCCCTGCAAAATCAGGAACCGAACTCGCGGCGGTAGTTGTACCAAATACATCGGAAACTAAAATAATAAATTTAATAAAATTAGAATCTGTTTGTATTCTTACTTTATAATTTTTAAGAGCTTCTTTCAAAGCCGGGGCTGTTAATCGATAAGAAATGTTAGAAGTCGGGGCTTTGTTTTGCATTCTATCGCTATCCATCCCCATCATAAGATAATATAGAGGCATAAGAACCTCTTGCGGGTTTGGAGGAATTAATTCTCCAGTATCTGGATTTCTAGTTTGAGGCCAAATATTCCAATTCGCAATATCCCCCAGTGGGGATGGTAGTGTTATTTCTTTTTCTTTTAATCTCTGTTCAATAATTGTATTCGGCCAATCGGTCATATCCCTGTCAAAAGCAAATTTAACTCCGCTAAAAATTCCATCAATAGAACTTTTAACAGCATTTTTAAAAGCTGGCGGAAGTTTATTAGAATTGGACATCGCGTCGCAAGGAGAAGGTCCGTCCGATCCAGCTTGTCCAATCTTTCCAATCGCATCTTTTAACTTATCTAATATTTTTTTTCTTCGATCAATCTCCTCTGGAAGATCTTCTAAACAAGCAAGCTTGTTCCCATCGATCGCAACTCCAGCTTCTTTACATGTATTTAAATATTTCTCTAAGACTTCTGGTCCTACTTTTTTTCCTGTTGCAGCAAACAACTTTTTTATTTTGTGTCCTTGCCCAGAAACTGCTTGGGCAAATGGATATTTCTTAATTCCAATAATTGAATCAACAATCCCTATAACTCTGTCAGAAGGCTGTCCTAACAAAAGTTCTATATACTCTTTCGGAGACACCAGAGAAGCAACCGACTTAAACAAATCTCTTACAGCCTCTGACGTATCTTCTGCAACTTTCCGAACTGAAAGTCCTTCTAATCCCTCCCCCAACTGCTGTCCAACCCCAAACCAATCTTTTTGGGTTTCAGGGTCGAGTCCCAAACTCTTGGCAAAGTCTTCATAATCTTTGGCAACATCAGATATAATATTTGCCAAGTCTAATTGCTTTTCATTTTCCATTCCTGGCTGATAACAAAAGTTGATTTCATCAAGAATTTGAAACAAAGTATCAACAAACAAACTTTGAACCATCGCAATGGCGGCCTCTTCAACCGAAACAGAAAGAGATTGTAAAACATCTGTAATAAATAAATTATCTGGAAAACGTAACGTTGGAATGAGAAACTTTTGCGCGACTCCTTTTAAATCTTGAAACCCTTCTAAAAGACCCACCGCTGGAAAAGCTCCTCCAACACATTGAGCGGCCGACTCGATAACAGAAGCATAATTGTTTAGAGGAAGCTTGTTGACAAGTTCATAGCCTTCAGACAAAGACTTGGGGGAATTAGGAACGCTTATCAGCCCCACTGTGTTCCTTCGCGGTTCTTTCGCAAAATTCGCCAAATCTCCAATCGGATTAACAATCGCATTTATTCGTTCTGAAATTGCTTTTTTAATAAACTCTGGATCTCGAAGATAAACGTCTTCTCTTTGTTTATCGTCTGCTGTTTTGATCGAGACTTCGTTAAAAGAATCGATTATATTATATGTCTCTCCGCCAGCAGAAACGTCCACGCCTCCGGCTGCGCTGGCTCCGAAGATAGTAGACCAATCTTCCGGATTAGTTATTAAATCCTCCACGAAAACCTGCCACAGTTCATCACCGTTTTTAACAGAAAGTAATCTTTTTAAGATGGGAGAAATCTCTAGTCTCAAATGATTTTTAAGCGCAATAGTAATAAAATACAAAACCTTATCATACCCACCAATCTTTGAAAAATCTCCTGCAAAAGACCGAACGTCTACAGACGGATACAAGTTGTTAATAGTCGCATCGACATACCAACGTTTTGGGCCTTCCGTTTCTTTATCATAAAGAATAACAACTTGTTGATCTGGCTTCTTTTCCCATCCGTTAAAATCGAATGCCAATTCAATTCGTTTTCCCAATTCGTTAAAAAATAATTGATAAGTAGAAAAAATATTCTTTGTAAATTGTGGAACCCAAGGTCTATCAACTTTCTTTTGTGCAGCGTTCAATAATTTTTGAATATTAAAAAACTCTATAGGCAAATACAATCTTTCGTAATTAGGATCTTCAATGTCAAACTCTACTTGATCCAATCCCGCGTCAGTCCCACTAACATTCGCCTCAAATAAAAATAATCCCAAATCAGCAGTCAAACGACTTTCAACCAGAACCAAAAGAACTTGAACATTAAAAAAAGAATTCGCCCGTTCCTGCGCCCTTGTCTTGGCGTCTTCTTCATCTTTAGCGAAAATAACAAAATTATATTTGTCATTTTCGACAAAAATCTCTCCATCCTTCTTAATTGTCCAATTTGTATCCATTAATTTGTTTTATTCCACCGACTATTAATATATTTTTGCCCACCTGGGGTCAGGTAATCCATTTTAAAATTGCTCAAGTTCATCTTTGTAATCATTAAATCTTTCATCGTTGTCAAAAGATGATCTGCCATTGTAATAGGACCCTGCACCGCTAGCGGACCAGACGGGGTGTCTGGCGAACCAAAAAATGGAGAATTGTGAAAGTGTGTTGTTATTTGAATGTTAAATTGGTTCTGGATATCCAACATTTTAAAAACAATTGAAGTAAGTTCATTAACGTGTTCTTCTAACCTTGTAATTGACTCTACTAAATTCTCACCCTTCGGAATTGGCTGCATATCAGAATCATCATTTCCCGCAATCAAATCAATGCCTGGAATCGTTAGCAACTGAGACCCTTGAGAATTAATTTTATCTCCTCCAGTTACAATTTTTACTCCTTCTCTACCAATCACTCTAACCGCATCAGCTTTAATGCCGATTCCAGACTTTCCTTTGGAAACGCCAACAGAGCCGGCAGCAAGTCTAAAATTATCATCTATGTCTGTTCTCTGCGAAATATGAATCCTTGCAGAGTCTAAAATAAAATTTGGATCGGTATAAAGCTTGTTACCATGTTTGTCAACAGTTTGAGGATGCGGAGCCCCCAAGCCAACCACTAAATCAATTGATCCAGCTCCCGTATCGCCCTTCCCGCCATAGCCGCTCAATCTAGACGCTGGGCGATCTCTTCCTAAAAGGATATAAGAGTTATTCTTACCGGAATAAATTGTCTCACAATCTGCCAAAATAAACTCTGGTTGTGGTTCTACTAGACTTTTACAACCAATTCCAGGGGCAAAGATGCGCTGATTGCTGTCCAATTCAATCAATTTTTTTTCGTTGTTGGATAAATCTCGATAATCAATTGCTCGCGTTGTCATTTATAATTTCCTTAATTTCCAGGAAGTTCCCAATGCCAGGGTTCGTAAATGCTAGAAAGGGTTCTCAATCCAACTTTAGGAGCATTTTCCGCAAGCCACGCATAGCCGTCGATCCCATGTCCTTTGACCTCTAGATCGACTGCGTTGCCCATTTGGTGGTTACTCGTACCGGGGCGGGCTACTCCGGCGGTATGAAACTTCCTTGGATCGTTCTCCGGGAGAAGCCAGCGATCATATTTATCTTGTTGTTCTTCCATTGTGCGAAAACCAGAAACAACAACAATCGTTACTATACTTGGGCTATTCTGACCGGCTAGGATTTTTAACTGATCAAGTTTCGTTGCCATTTCTGGTGAAACAAGTTTGCCACCCCATTCGACCAAAAGAATGTCCTGTTTTAAACCTTTATGATATCCAACTTCCATAACCATTTCACCAGGAAGATATGTTTTTGATACTCCCAGAGGACGAACTTCATTGTTAATATCGTTATGAAGATTCTTTAAGTCTCCACCGCAAGCCCCTCTGTTAATAGGCTGTGGTCCTTTCATCGTTTCCATACTTTTCTTGGTAATAATACTCAAAAAAACCCCATCTTCTAAATGTTCTCGATTGCCATAATCAACCATCACAATGTCACCAACTTTTGGTTTTGACGCAGCAGCAACACTGTCACGGGGAACAAAGGTCGGATAAATTCTAATCGCTTGAAGATCGTTTGCATCTATTGGAATGGGATAGCTGCTGTGTAATTCTGGAATTCTAGCTCGAACAACAAAGGTTGGGTCTCCGGTCTCATCCGGCTTCACCGCGCCTGGAACGTCCATGGTTTCAACCACAATCGCTCGGTACGGACCCGTTCCCTTTGTGGTGTCTCCTTCTTCTATTAAAAGCATCGCCCGGCGAATAATAGAATAAACATCCTGTCTTTCTGGATCAATATTCTCCGCTACCCGGCAAGCTCTTGGAGTTATACCGACTTCTTGTCCGGAGGCATCAGAGGAAGCATTTGGGGTGTAGGTTCCAACATCGTTGGCTTCACCGCTTCTAGACTTCCAATCTGACATTTAGTTCTTTTTTTCCTTTTCTTTCGCGGCAACCTTTTCTTCTTGAATATGATCAAAAATCTTCTCTAGGTCTGCTTCGCTAACCTCTTCAGTGTTTTTATCTTTTGGCTCTGCCTTAACAATTGCTGCATAAACCTGTGTTAGTTGTTCGTTATTTCTGGTAGACGCCAGCATAAACTTCGCCATAACGTCTCCAGCCTGCTCATATGTGGATTTTCCAGTCAACAGTTTGGCTTTCAAATCCGCAATTAAATCCATCACCGTTGACCGATCTTCTTCGATGCTTCTAACCAATTTCTCTAATATGTTCTTTTTCATATTATAATTAGCGATTTAAATAGTTTCCACTGTTCCAATCTTGACGAAAGTTGTTATATTTCTTATGCAACTTTGCCAAAACAATAACAATTTTCTTTGTTGGAAGGTCAGTAATTTCCCGAAGATACAAATAAACACTCTTTCGCGTAATAATTTCTAGGTTGTCTACGTTGTCAAGCAAAACCTTAATTGCATAAATTACTTTTTCTTCATTCTCGTTTAAATTCGACAACTTAACCCATCTCATTACTTCTTTATTTAAAGAATTCCAAAACTCTTTTCTTTCACGATCCTGATCATAACAGTCCTCGCTACAACCAATTGTCTCAGTATTCATAGTTTTTAATTGCCCTTCAAATGGCACTTCCTTTCTAGATGCAATCTTTTTTGATTTACATAAAAACCAATTCTTTGTTATAACACTAAAATAAGAAAATGCAGAACCTTTTGTTGGCTTATATTTGTCTAGAACTGTAACCAAAAAGGCTTGGCATTCAACTTTTAAAGTGTCAACATCTGGAATATTATTATAATGAAAAGTAAAAACGATCTTTTCTACCATTTCACAAAATACAGGATAGATGTACGTTTCGTAAATTATGTCTCTCCTGCGGTGATTCGTTTCAGAGACATATTCAAGTATGGCGTTCTGGGTGTCTGAAGTAAAATAATCGTTAGATCTTTTTTTCTTCCTGGGCAATAAGTTGCGGGGCTCCTGTTCCCGGCGGAGTTATGGACGTTACATTTAAAACCGTCTTTGGCTTATTTGGGTCTTCTTCTTGACCCTCCGCCGCCTCTTTTTCTGCATCTTCTACTAGCTTTGTTTTCAGTTGCTCATCATAAACATCTTTCAATTCTTGTTCAGAATATACAGTAAACCCTGTCATAAAAAATCTAACTTCTTCTTCCATTTGCCTCGTATGTTTTACTATTGCCATCAAAGTTTGATCTCCGGCATAGAGTGTTAACGAAGCCATCTGTTCAAGATGTGTTAAATATGTTTTCAATCCTCGCAAAAGTTCAAACACATTTGACGAAAAATACCACTGCCTTTTCAACAAATAAGAAATATAAAATCCTGCAATCGCAAACAATACGAGAACAATCAAAACAACGAAAAATCCAATTAAAGTAGAAATACTAATATACATTTACTTTACCTCGTTTAATCTTGTTTCTTCTCTTTGTTGTTCCAACTGCTCACGAACCTGCTTAATACCACTTTTAACCTTGTTTTCAAGAGAATCATTCGCTGCGCTGACAATTGAAAACGTGAATTGGCGGGCCATAATTTCTCCGCAAGAACATGAAATAGCAGAAGGATGATTCTCAATAGAAAAGTTTTTTTCTTCCTTCCGATCGCAGTATGGACATTTGTATAAATAGTTGGGCATATTACTCTTTTTCTTCCTCATTGAGTTCGTCTCTTGCCTCTTGCAAATCCGCTCCCGAAATTGTGATCTTTGTTGGAGGATTAGAAACCTCTAATTCCCCGTTCCGAGTTACAAACTTTAATTGACCCAACAAGTCAACAACGGACGCTTGTTCAATGATTGCTTTTTGAAGAACAACCGCAAGAACCATAATCGCTTGTTTACTTAACTTCGTTGTTTGCATTGGAGTTCTCCATTCTTGATGGCATTGCATTTAAAACGGATTCAACAAATTCCGCATATTGACGCTCAACTGGAAATTCTTTTAGTACATGCGCTTGAAGATGTTCCGCTTGAGACTTATAAACGGAGTAATTTTTATATACCTCGCGCATTTTAATTTTCACCGCATCAACCGTACAATACGCCCAAATCTGATCCTTCTCATAAACACCCTGCCAAATGTCCTCTTGACGAATCTTATCTAAAACATAGTCAATCTTTGCTCCCATAAACTTGTTCTTCATCTTTCCGTTTTTTTCAACGGGCATTGTCATGTAGTCCACATACCCAGACCAGGGCGGAGCAATCACCGGAAGACCGTTACAAACCGCGTCAAACATTGGAAGATAAAACGCTTCGCCTTTTGTCGCGGTAACAAATGCCTTAACCTTCGGATGTGTGAAAACCCCTGCCAATTCCGCATCTGATAAATACCCATAAATCAAATAAACCTTGCAAGAACGAGGATTTGCGCGATTTGACATTGATGTCAAGTTCGCCATCAATCGTTCTTTCTGCAACAAAGAATCTGTTGCAGCGCTTAGTTTCAAAACAAGACCAACATTTTCATTTCGAAATTCGTTTAAAAAAGCTGCAATAACCGTATCAACATTCTTGCGGGAAATTGCCTGAGCCATGACAAGAAAATTAAAGTCTGGTTCAAGGTTAATATCAATCCCAACAGGAGACACCTGTTTTGCTGGAAAAGAAACAATATCAATTGGGGAGTTAGATTGCAAAGAATTCTTTGCATGTTCCGATTCAACAATAATCTTGTCCATCTTATTACAGGATTGATTCCATCGAGGCGGGGCAATATTTGTTTCAATACCTGAAGTTACTCCAATATTAATTGGCGCCAGAGTTTCAAACTCCGGTGGGATTACGTTATTTATAAAAAGATCAAACATCCCCTTCTTTCCCATATATTCCATTGTCTTTTTAAAGGTGGAATCAAACCATGCGCGCTCTTCATCAGGTTCAGACAGCCATCGACATTGACCCCATGGAGTCGTAATGGCGTAAATATCAAAAATATCTTCTCTTCTCTTTAAAGATCGCATAATGAAACGTGCGTGCTCACCATACCCAGACAAAGTAAGAATTGGGCCTTTAACAAGAACTTTAATTTTTTCCATTATTATTTAATCTCCTCAAACGTCCAGTTTTTATAATATTGTCTTGTAGACCAAGAACCGTATTTTTCACAAACAGCGTCAATGGTTTTAATCCACTCTTTTTGATAAATATCAAGAGCGTACTTTTTCAAAACATAATTTCTTCCATTGTCGCCCATCTTCTCTCTCTCTTCCTTCGACATCTCAATCATTTGAATCATTGCCTTTTGAAAACCCTCTTCTGAAATGCGATCCTCAAAAATAAATGGAATTTCCTGAGTACCTGTCAAAGTCTTAGTCGCAACTGGGATACCGATACCACATTGAATATCTCCGTCTTTAACTTGCTCCTGTAATCCGCCAGTTAAAGTCGTTATAATTGGCCGACTGCACGACATACTTTCAATTGTCGACATTCCAACGCCCTCGGCATCAGAAATATTTATCGTACAATCACACATATTATAAAGAACCGGCATCGAAGCTTGTGGCATTTGTTCAATGTGGAAAACAACGCTTCCATCGTCAAGATTATAATAACTAATCAAAGCCTCAAGATCCGAACCAAACTGATCCTTTGGATTCGTATGCAACAGTAAAACTGCTTTATCTTTTCCAATCTTTTCCAAAAGATTTTTAAACCACAGAATGAGCGTTGCCCCTTGCTTACGTCTGGCGTTCCGATTGTTCCAAAAAAATACAACCTTATCTTTCCCTTGGGTTATTTTATCTCTTTCCGCCTTAAGCGTGACCAAATCTTCTTCCGCAGTCGCCTTAACAAACAACCCAGTATCAACTGATAGCGGAATATGAAACTGTTCAACAGAAGGAGAAACAATAGAATGAATATCTTTGGTTACTTCCGACATTGAAACAAGAATATCGGTACTATTATAAAATTTTCGATTAAACACTGGGTATGGATAGTTGTCCCAAACTGAATAATACACCATTGGAATGCGCTCCCTAATTTCAGGAGCAATATCCCACAGCCAAACATAAAATCTTGGATCTGTCATAAACCACAAAAGATCTGGCTTTTCCATCATCAATATCGAACGAACCTGCTGCGGATCTCCAAAATCATTTACAGGATAAATAACCCAATCATCCTCATATTCTTCTGTCTTAATTGGCTGATAATTCGGATGACGTATCGCACCAGCGAAGCTTGAAACGGTATACCTACCGGTTTTCAACAGCCCTTCAATAAAATTTCTTGCCTGAATTCCTACCCCAGAAGGTGCTAACGGAGAGTCAGAAATAGTAAAAATCTTCTTTTTAGTCATTCACTAAGATTCCTTTCGTAAAACTATTACGGTCGACAATGTTTGGTATGGTTGAATTGACAAAATTTACAACCTTCCCAGCTTTTATAAAACAATTTCTTATTTATATTCTTTATCACAAAATTTAACCGAATTAAAGAATTTTTTATATCTTCAGGAGAAATATCTTCTTGAATCACTTCAATTTTTTCTTTTTCTTCTGCTTCTCGCGCTAGAATGATAAAACAGGAATCAATCAAACTTTCGTCAATTTTGTTCTGCACTGACCAAAAATGTTTATAAAAACATAATTGATCTTTTAATGTTTTATCGCTTCTTTTCTCTGCCCCCCATATCTTTGTAGCCGTCTTGTAGTCTATTATCACAATGCGTCCTGCATTATCCAGAATTAAATCTGCAAAGCCCTCAAACAAGAGGTTTTGCCCTTCAATTGGAGCAAGAATTTCCTTTTCAACCCCAATAATCTTATTCCCGAATCTCGCTTTAACCGCTGGAACAATTAGTGGCGCCAATTCAATCCCCTGATGGCGGAAATCTGCAATTTCGCCGGGAGTAATGTCTTTTCGTTCGTTTTCGGAATAGCCGTCAATTTCGAAATCGTACCGTTTTAAAAAGACCTCAACTTCGTTAATCGACTCGTTTAGCACCTTTTTTTCAGCAGATTCATGAATCGCCGACCCAAAAGAAAGATGCAAATTCTTCTTTCTTATCCCGACCCTATCAACATAAACTAATTTATAGCTCCAAGGACAAGACTGATACATTGAATATTTTGTAAATGAAATTTTATTTGCCATAGAACACCTAAGTTTCTAAAAACAAACGGATTCTACTTTGAAGTATAACATGGGGCAGGTTTGTTGCAAGAATTTTCTTTTTTCGCTGGTTAAAAAGAAGTCCTCAAAACCTCTTGCAAAATACTCTCGTAAAGAATATGTGGCATAAGGAGAAACAAACAATCCATCAATAATTGTCTTTAATTTGTCATATCCCACAACGTTTAACAAAAATTGATCCGAAGACTTATTTGCGTTAATTGAAAGAAAAGATTCTCTATCTGGAAGGCGGTTGGGATACATCTGGCCTAGCGTGTAGTATAACCGTTCTTTCTTCGCTAAAAATTCTTCTTTCAGCTCCTCATCCCCATAAACTGTTTTATATTTCTTCTCTTCGACCGCATGAGCAATCTCGTGAATAATATTTTTTGCAATATTTTTGGGGTTAGTTTGCAAACTATTCAAATAAATAACGCCAGATTGATAAACAGATTCCACTCCGTCTCCTAGAAAATCATATTTCCCAACTTTAATTCCATGAATAAGTGTTAAAAAAAGAGGCGGCAAAGATTTCTTAATTTTATTAAACACCTGCTCGACAAAATCAATTTTCTCGGCAAAATCATCATCTTCAATCGTAAGTTGGATATTCCCACCTAAAATTGCGCTTTTCTTATTATCTACCGACACGTAGTTATTAGAAAACATTCCCATTACAATATTTCTGACGCTAGCGTTGCCAGGGCGCTGCGCTCTCCTTTTACCAGGGAAATATGTCCCGATATCTCATAGCTCTTAAACTTCTCTACCGCATAAGTCAGTCCACTTGTTACTTCTGTTAAGTGAATATTGTCAATTTGATTGAGATCCCCTGTCAAAACAATTTTTGTTCCTTCCCCGGCGCGAGTCAAAATTGTTTTAATTTCGTGAAGCGAAATATTCTGAACTTCGTCTATCAGCATAAAACTATTTGCAATACTTCTTCCTCGAATATACGGCATCGCTTCCACTTCAATAACTCCTTGCTCAAAATATCCTTCTAATGTTCTTTTATCCCCTCCAAGAAGAAAAGTTAAATTATCAATAATAGGAGTAGTAAATGGTGACAATTTCTCTTCAACCGTTCCTGGCAAATACCCCAGATCCTTTCCCAACGTAACAATTGGGCGAATAACAACAATTTTTTTATATATCTTTTTATTAAGAACGCTATGTAGCCCGGCAGCTATTGACAATATGGTTTTTCCAGACCCAGACTTTCCGGTTAACGTTACCAAAGAAATATTTGTATCCGTCAAAAGATCTAAGGCAAATTTTTGTTCTTTATTTCTAGGAACCAAACCAAAAAAGTCCTCATTCGCAGTTCTATCAACTACATTAACCAAAGGTTTGGAATCTGAAATAAACCTTGCCAACGCTGTTTTTTTCTCAGAAGATTTTGATCTAAGCAAAAGAAGTTGATTTGGGTACAGGTTCTTTAGAATTGTTTTCCCTAATTTTGAAGCAATGTCGCCATCTTCATAAAATTTATCAATCAACACGTCATCAATTTCTAATTCCTTATATCCAGAATACAAATAAGAAATATTCTTTATTTCTCCGCTCTCCGAGAATTCATCACATCTCAAATCAAGCGCATCACACTTAACTCGCATATTAATATCTTTTGAAACAAGAACAACCTTTTGACCGCTATTTTGTTTTTCTTTTATCGCAACGGAAATAATTTGATTGTCCGCGTCCGAACGGTCAAACCCTTCTGGCAAATATACGGCATCAAACAAACGAATAAAAATCTGACCTGCTTGATTCCCAAACGAAACACCTTTGTAAAGAGAGCCTAATCCTCTCAATTCGTCTAAAAATCGAATAAAACAACGTGCATTAACACCGACAGAATCTTGACGATTTTTATGATTGTCAACCTCTTCCAACACTTTAAAAGGAATGACAACATCGTCTTCTTTTGAATATTGTACAATTGAATTTGGATCGGTTAAAAATACATTTGTATCAATTACATAAATTTTCTTTTTGCTAGTCATTAACTCATTCTCTCATTCTCGTTTCAAGGTTGTTTAATTGCCTCTCCGAAACTCCTAAAAATTCTTTTATTTCCTTTCGAGAAGTACAAAGCCTTGTTGCGCTACTATAAATAGCAGACTCCACAATACTAAATATACTATTCCAAATGGAAAACCCGTAATAACACCTTCCTATCGCCTTTGCTGCTAATTCTATTTTAACAGATAGAAGTTCCTCAATCGTAAGATTATGAATAAATTGCAAAGTAGATTCGTTTACTTTGCCAAATTCCAGAAGTTCTTTAACAAACGAGCGTTCGGGATCAAAGTTTCTTTTTTTGATCTTCGCCAAACAAAGCCTCTACTTTCGTCTTGTTCTTTTTGGCTTTTCGGTAGTAAGCTCAGAAGTTTCTCCTAAATCGAAACGAACACCCTCTGTCGAGTCCGCTGTTGCCAAAATTTCTTCCTTGCTAATTGGATTTATTTTTTCCTGCTCTTTTTCCCATTCTTTTATCTTTACTTCCAAAACTTCCCTGAGAACCTGAATTCGAGCGGCCTCTGCAATCGCAGCTTCCTCGCGCTCTTTGTCCGCTTTTGCCCGAAGTGTTTTTCTTCTAATAATGCTCATATTGGCGCCCATATTACTTTTCCTAAACGTTCTTAAGTTTACGAACAGTTTTCTTTGGTTTTTCTACCTCTTCCACTGCCGGCTCTACGAAGGGAACAGCCTCAGACTCGATTGCGGCACCAGTTGGATACGAAACAACTACTGGAAGTTCTACAACAATTTCGGCTTTCTCTCTCTTTTCCTTTTCTTCTAATTCCCGGTCAAGCTTCTCTTTTTCCTCTTTTACTTTTAGCGCATGTTTTTCTTTTAACGCCACCTCTTCAACCGCACGAGATTCCATTTGTTGCTGGCGCTGCGCTTCTTCTTGGCGCAATTTTCTACGTCGAATACTCATCATCGTAAAATCCCTTTCTTGTTTTTGTTTAAACCGTACCTTTTTCTTTTTCATACTGCTGAGTGGTCGGCTCTTGAATGTCTGGTTGCATTTCACCCTCTGCTTGATCAAGGTGTAATTTAACATTGGTAATTAAATAATCCCTAAATACATCCTTATCAACCTTCGCAGACAATTCGCTGTAAGAGGTTGAAATATCCGATTCAATCTTCTGGAAAGTTGTATACGCACGATTTCTTCCGGTCAAGTCGTGACCAGCAAGAGTAAAATCTTTTTTCTTATCCTCTTCCGATTTCTTATCTTCGCCCGGAAGTTTATCAGTCTTTTTTGGTTCTTCAATATCAAGAAACTTGCTTGGATCGGCGTCGCCTTTTGCCGCTGGCGCGGGGGCGAGCGCTGCTGCCTGCATGGTTGGATCGGCCTCTGTAAGTTCTTGGCCCGCGCCAGGAACATTGGTTGGAACTCCTTCCGGGGCCGGCGCTTGCGCTCCGGCAGGGTGTTCTCCTGCTGCGGCCTGCGAAGATGCCGTATCTTGTAAGTCTTGCCTCTCCAGCGTTTTGCTAAGATTCGCAACTAAATGCGCTCGATATGATTTTCGCTGATCCTGATTAGTTGTTAATAACCGGTAATCAGCTTTGATAATCGGAACAACTTTCTTTAATAGATCAATAAGCATATTAACGCCGGTTGAAGGATGCGGGGCTGGCAACATTCGACCTTCTTTAATAATTTGACGAATAACAGAGCGAAGTTGTTGTTCTTCTAAAATTTCTTGTTTTCTCTCTCCATTTCTATGAGAGAAAAATTCTTGTACCTTCTTTCGAACATATGGTCGTAATTGTTCTTTTTCCTGCATTTCTTTAATAAACTTCATCCTGTCAACCATTTATTAGTTCCCTCTCTTAATAAATTCAAGAATTTCGTTAACTAAATTATCGTCATCCTCTACTTTTTGAGGAGCAAATCCAATTCCTCCCGCGACTCCCGAAACTGCTCCTCCTGCCATTGCTGAAATCTCGTTAAGGATTTCTTCCTCAATCTCTTTAATTATACCGTAATTAGAGCTTTCTTGCAGTTTTTTATTTCTTGTCTTGTTTGTTACAATCGTCCAGACGTTTAATTTCTCTTTTCTACTCAAATGCTGTGGGAGATATTTATAAAATTCTTCTGTCTTTTGCTCTATTGCCAACTGTCTAAGTTGCGTCGCTCCCACGTCCAAAGAAACTGGGACTTCAACTGGAAGAAACTTTGCTTTTGAACCGGTTCTATTAAAAGTTCCTTGAATGGCAAATCTTTGTTTGTTATCTTCTTTTGTAGAAGCAACAAAAAGAATCGTATCCCCTTCACCGAAAGATCTCATTTGCTCCAGAGCTTCAACCAAAGGAGTGCTAAATCGTGAAACCTGTATGGAAACTTTGCTATCATTTTTTGTGTATGCTTCCCAAACTTTAAGCGACTGCTCTGCATCCACTGATATTTCTTTTAAATCGTCGCCTCTCGGCAAACGAGAAATAATTATTCTTACTTCCTCTGCACCATGTTCCGCTAGTAAGCTCTTAACAACATTATAATGACCAGCATGGGGCGGTTTGAATGCTCCTGGAAAAAATGCAACTTTAATCGGAGATCCACTATTTAACCTGTTTTCTGTTAATTGTTGCTTTTTCGATTCTTTTATTTGTTCTCTATCCTTTTCTGCATTTATTCGCCTATAAATTTCAGCCATTGAAAGTGTAAACTTGCTGGGACAATACCTGATTGCATATCCATTTTGCTTTACGGCTTTAAGTTGGACAGCCTCTGATGGGTTGTTGATATGCTGGATTGCATATCCATTTTGCTTTACGGCTTCAAGCTGGACAGCCTCTGATGGGTTGTTGATATGCTGGATTGCATATCCATTTTGCTTTACGGCTTCAAGCTGGACAGCTTCTGATGGGTTGTTGATATACTTGATTGCATATCCATATTTCTTTACGGCTTCAAGCTGAACAGCCTCTGATGGGTTGTTGATATACTTGATTGCATCTCCATCTTGCTTTACGGCTTCAAGCCGAACAGCCTCTGATGGGTTGCTGATATGCTGGATTGCATCTCCATTTCGCTTTACGGCTTCAAGCTGGACAGCCTCTGATGGGTTGCTGATATACTGGATTGCACATCCATATTGCTTTACGGCTTCAAGCTGAACAGCCTCTGATGGGTTTTTGATATGCTGGATTACATTTCCATTTTCCTTTACGGCTTCAAGCTGGACAGCTTCTGATGGGTTGTTGATATACTGGATTGCATATCCATGTTCCTTTACGGCTGCAAGCTGGACAGCCTCTGATGGGTTGTTGATATACTTGATTGCATTTCCATATTTCTTTACGGCGTCAAGCTGAACAGCCTCTGATGGGTTGTTGACATACCGGATTGCATCTCCATTTTTCTTTACGGCTTCAAGTTGGACAGCCTCTGATGGGTTGCGGATATAATGGATTGCATCTCCATTTTGCTTTACGGCTTCAAGCTGCCAGCGAACATCGTTTACAAGCGCTTTTACTTTTGGAGCGGGCTCAATCAAGACTGTTAAAAATTTTGGCCCATATTTTTCTAAGTTATATAACTGTTCTTCTTCCGTAAATTCATACAAACCAAGAAAGCTCCATACCTTTTTAAAGATTTCACTAGGTAATTTAGAACGAATTTCTGCCGAAGATTTTAATTGCGTTGCATCTCGTATCTCCTCCAACACCAAGCGTCCTTCGGGAAATTGAATGCCGGGAAACACTTTGTTCAGTTGCTTTCTACCGCAACCAACAACTGCCACCTTATGATAGCAAAGATCTCCGGCTTCGTTTGTTCCCAAAAACGCTGCTATTTCCTTTTTAGACTTTAAACCTCGACGTTGAATTTCTTTTGTCAATTGAGAAGATAGACTTCTATTGATAACAAAAACCGGACGACATTGCGCCTCTTTATAGTGATTGAACCAATTTTCTTTTTCGGCAGAAATGCACCACGTTGTTCCAGCCCCATATTTACAAGATTGTTCAGCGTTATCAGGCTCGATAATCAACCACTCTTTGTCCTCATAAACACGCTTACCGCTCGTTTGGTCGTCTTGAACCGAAGAAAAGGGATCTTCTTCGGAAGGCTGATTTGGTTCATTGTTTGACGTTGCAGCTTGCTGCTTCAACGGTTCAAGTGCTTGAAGCAATTCCTTGAAAGTTTTATAACCAAAAAGATCCTTCTTTTCAAGTTCTTTTCTGTGTTCATCAAATAAACGAACATTAAATATAATTTTGTCCAAAAGTTCAATTTCCTGAAGATTAACTTTTCCTTTCAAATCAACATATTGCTTCATCGTCCAAAGCAAATATTTATGCTTATCGCTTGATAACTCTTGAATGAAATATTCGACCGCTTGTTTTTCATTAGGATATTTGTTTAAAGCGTCTTGTTTGGGAGATTCTTGAAGAATAGAAGCCATAATGCTTTCTACGATCGCATCCTTTTGATCGTCATTTTTTACTTCATCCGGCGATTCTTCTCCCTGCCCAACTTCCAAATTTAAACTTCCTTTTCCATACTTAAACAATCCCAATATTTGATTGATCGGAGCAAAATTACCTGTAAATTTATAAACCTTTCCGTTATAATCAAATACAAATCCTTCGGCAGCGGCAGATACGTTTTCAATATTTTTTATCTTATTCATCTGCGCCAAAAGAACTTGAGTCGCAGTCTTGTCGCCCGTTTTTTCAATTGTTTTAATTGCCGTTGCTAATTCTCGCTGCAATCGCTTAACTTCTTCATCTTGATCCAAAATAAATGCACTTCTCAATCCTTTTAACATCTCAACAGAAAAATCATGAATTGTGTGTTCAAGCGGTTCAATCGCAGTCTTTAATATGTTTTTTCCATTTGCAACAACCGAACGAACCTTCGCCTTCTGCGCAGAAATATCTTCATTTTTTGGAAGAGCACGAATAATAGAATTAATCGTAACACCTTTAAATCCTAAAATCCTTTTTATTAGTAATTGTTGTATTTCGTCTGGCAGCAGAACTTGTGACTTTTTAAAGATTTCATTAATGTGAGCAATCATATAATCTTCGATAGTTTGCTCGTCTTTAATACTGTACTGACCTTGTACTTGTTCTAAATGTCGTAGAGCATTCAATAAAGGCTCTTTATTTGAAAGAGCTTGCAATCTATTAACCGCCTGAGTAATTACATTGTAATCGTGGTCAGATTTCTTTTGTCTTTCTAAAACAGAATTTAATAATTTCCAATTCTCTGACGAGTCCGGAAGTAGTTGAATTTTCTGCTCTTGTTTGTTTACATACACATGACCAGAAGGATGAAATATTAAATTTTTAGTATCATACCGAACAACGTTCGAGGCTCTGGGATCTTGAATCTCTGCGTTGTAAAAGATATCAGCATCTTCACCAAACAATTTTAAAAGATACTTTTTAGGAACAACACGAACAACTTTGTTCCACGCTTCAAACGCCTCATTAAACGCCTCTCCAAGCGACCCTCTATCTGCAAATTTATTAGACAGTTCTTTAGCGTTAACCCCTCCCCCCAAAAGCTGGCCCTTGTTCCTGGCGGCCCGTGGCTCATTATTAGCTAAAGAATAAGAAATATAAATGTTTACTCCATCAACTTTTTCAGTTCCAACCAGTTCACCGCCAGCAGCTTTTTGAAAGATATCTTTTATTTGAGCAAAAGTAAGCTCTAGGTTGTCATACAAATGATTCATATGACCATAAGCTCCACCTTCGTTTAATTGCTGAGATTCATTTATTTTCTCTCGTTGAAATATAGAATCTAGATTTAAAATAGCTGTACCAATATCCGTTTGTCTTTCAAAATGTATTGCATCATACCCTGCCGCTTTAGCTTTTAATGCGGCACGATCAACATACTCCAACATTGATTCGCCTTTACGAGGTTTGCCCGCAATTCGAATAAATTCCTGTGTTCTTTCTCTTAAAATTTTAGCTTCGGGGTATAAAATAATTTTTTCAATATCGCTTCCATACCATTTTGCGTTTTCTGGTTTTTCTGTTACGAACAAATAACGATCCCAAGTATCTCTTCCTGTTTTAATTCTTTTAGTTTCTCCAGGTATAGTGCCTCTATAATAAACAAAACCTAAATTAGACAATTTATTTTCATTTAATTGCTGAGATTGCCCATATTTTTTGCTATCTTCCCAGTCTCTAAAAAGCATATTTCCTTCAAGATATGCTTGTTTTTCTGCCTCTCTCAGCTCTTTGTCGTCCTGTGCATATGTATTTGACATTGTTGATAAATTTCTAAACTGTCCTTCGCATCGTTGTTTGTGATGAACCAATTCATGACCGAAACTTCGAAGAATATCTTTTGGATGTCGACCAAAGGTGTATAAGACAATTTCAGAATTTTCAGGATCATAATGAGCGGTTTTACCTAAAATTAATTCACCATTTTGTTTATCTGGAAGGAGTTTAACCGATTTGACATCTTCTTTAAAATCTAATGTTTCTTTAAAGTATTCATATAGTTCCGCTAATAAGGATTTAAGTTCGTTTAAGTCTGCCATTATTCTTAGTCCTTCAATATGTAATTAGTTAACAATAGCACAACAATTTCGGTTATTTAAAAGATTTTTTTAATGAACAGAAAAAAAAGAAGTAAGATAGGCTGTCGGCCGCTTGATAGGATTGATAGGTTCTCTT